AGCATTAGCTGAAATTATGGAATGTTTAGAAATTTTAGATGTCCCTCAAGATAAAGTATGGTTTATGCCTGCTGGAGATTCCAGAGAATCATTATTTAAATCCTACCCTGTATTATTTGATTGGGTAAGAGATAATGGATATAGAATGACATGGAGACCCCATATTATCGCATTTGAAGATCAACGAGAAGTTTAAAACTAATATATGAAATTAAAAGATACAATAGGAGTTTACAAAAATGCCTTTAATAAAGAAGAGTGTAAACTATTAATTAAACAATTTGAAACGGCAAATGTAGAAGGCACTACTTATAAAGGTAAAAGTGGAGATGGAGAACAGGAATATAAAAAAACTACTGACTTTAATTTACTAGCATCCTCAGATTCAGTAAATAGCAGCCTTTCTAACTTAGTAATGGATAGATTTAATAAATATTTAAGTGACCATTATTTAGAAAATTTTCCACATAGTGATGAGTTTAACCACCACAGAATAGTAAATGGAAAGACTTATTACCCTCTACTCCAGATACAAAAGTACGATCAAAATTCAGGCCATTACAATACTTGGCATACTGAAAAAGAAGATTTAAGAACTGCTGATAGAATGTTTGTTTTTATTCTTTATTTAAATAATGTTGAAGAAGGTGGAGAAACAGGATTTTTATTTAAGGAAGAAGGAGATGATGACTTTTATAAAGTTAAACCAGAAGAGGGAAAATTAATAATTCACCCTGCTAGCTGGCCTTATATTCATAAAGGGTATATGCCAAAATCTGATGATAAGTATATTTTAACAACTTGGTTACTTTATAACGAATAAGTTTGGATAAGTCAGAAGCCCTTCGTATATTGGACGATATAGAAGAAAATGTAAACACATGCTGTGCTATTACAATGGACCCAGATGAGGTGTTAGTATTAATAGATAAATTAAAAAGTTATATAGAAAATGGAGAACAAACGTAGAAAAGTTCACGAAGAACTAGAAGTTGTAAAAGTAGGTTATGCAAATGGTGTTGCAGAAGGATTCCCCTTTACAGACAAACAAAAATTAAAAATGATTAGTAATGCAGAAAAAGCTTATGGTAAGTTTTTAGATGCGTTAAAATGTGATTGGAGAAATGACCCCAATTCAATGGAAACACCTCGTAGAGTAGCTAAAGCATATGTCAACGATTTATGGGCTGGTAGATACACTGCAATGTCTCCTATTACATCATTCCCTAGTGATGGCTATGATGGTATTGTTATTGAACGTAATATACCATTAACTTCAATGTGTTCACATCACCACCAAACAATAGGGGGTGTGGTTCATATAGGTTATATACCAGGAGAAAATGGTCAAGTTATTGGTTTATCAAAACTAAATAGAATTGTAGAATTATTCGGTAGAAGAGGTGCAATACAAGAACAATTAACATCAGCAATTCATAATGCTGTAGACAAAATTACAGACGAAAATAAAGGAGTTATTGTTACTATAGTTGGAACACATAATTGTGTTAGTTGTAGGGGTGTTAAACATCAAGGTGCTGCAATGGTTACCACTAAAGCATCAGGTGTATTTAGAGAAAATGATAACCTAGCTAGAAAAGAATTTTTTGATAGTTTAAAAATTAATAACGGAGGACATAATATATAAGAGATATGGCAGTAAAAACAAACCAAAAAACGTATTTAAGTTGGGACGACATAGAAAGTGCAGTGGATGATTTATGCCAACAAATCCCTTTTGAATTACCTAATATAGATTCGATACACGGTATAGCTAGGGGAGGATTAATCCCAGCAGTATTAATATCACATAAATTAGGTTTACCTTATGTAGGTTTAGTAGGCCCAAATACCTTAGTAGTTGATGATATATGTGATACAGGAGTTACATTAGATAAAGGCCCAGGAGTTTATACAGCCGTATTACATTACAAACCACACACATCTTGTTTTCAACCTACTATGTGGTCTGAAATACATAGTGGAGATGAATGGTTGATTTATCCTTGGGAAACTAAAGATTCACTTCCAATCCAAGATTATTTAAAAAGTAAAGAATTTTTAGATTTTGCTGATCTTCAAGATGCTCCTAATTTAGAGCTTGACACATCTAAAAAATCTTCGTATATTGCGGGTATGACGAATGATGAAGAAGGATCATTTATGAAATTTCAAAATAAATTAAAAAATAATGAGTAAACAATTAAAGTTATTTAAAGAAGAAGAGCTGCCTGTATGGGTTAACGAGGTACCATTTGTTAGCGAGGTAGAAACATTTAACGCTACATTTGGCAAACCAAACAATTATGAACCAACAATCCCAGAAGAAAAAGAGTGGAAGTTTGTATACGATTTCATACTCGAAGAACTTGAAGAATATAGAGAAGCTTGCGAACGAGGCGACATTGTGGAAGTTTTGGACGCTTTGTGCGACATTGCTTATGTTTCCCTTGGGAACGGTACTATGTTACATGGCCTTAAGGATAAGATATGGCCAGCGTATCAAGAAGTACAAGCAAGTAATATGTCAAAAGCTTGTACTACTGAAGAAGAAGCCATACTCACCGTCAGCAAAAGAAGTAAGGAGCAAGGTGAGGCCTGCCATTTTGAAAAACTTGAGGAAGGACGGTATATTGTCTATAGAACAAGAGACAAAAAAGTAATGAAAAATATTAATTATTTTAGACCAGATCTACACCAATTTTTTACAGGAGATGAATTACAAAAATTTCACCAACCAGGAACTGTTATATAGATGTATAAAAAATGTTATCAAGGAGATAAAGTACAAGGGTTAAAAAATACATGGGAAATGCATCTGTGGGAATCAGATGGTGAACATAAAAAAATATTGTACGAAGACTTTGCTTACATAGAATGTGACAAATCAGAGGAGACTATGAAGTCAATAACTGGTGAGTCTTTAAAACCTACACTTGATTTCTTTTATACTAGAGGAAAAAACAAACATAAAAACACCCCAGGACTTTATTGGGCAGATATGAGGAGTAGTAATGAAATTCATCAAAAATTCTTAATTGGTGAATATGGAACCAATGATGAACCTTCTACAGGACACCAAGAAATGTTTTTTGATATTGAGTGTGAAATGTTGGACTCATTTGAACCAGATGAAATTGCTAAAGCCAATAAAACAATTACATCAATAGCATTTTACCATAAACAAGCTGATAAATGGGGTTGTATAGTTTTAGATCCTAAAGGTATAGTTAAAGTTGATCCTAATGCTAAACAACAAGTAGCTACTTTTAAAACAGAAAAGGCATTATTAGAGTGTTGGGTACAAATTATTATAGATTCTAAACCTGATTCTTTAATAGGATACAATAGTGATAACTTTGATATGCCTTATTTATATTGGAGAATTGTTAATATTTGTGGGAAAGATCGTGCAGACCAAATGTCACCACTTTATGGTTATGTTAATCAACCTGTAAAGGCTAGAGCAGACCAAAATTCATTTTTTACAAGAACTGGGTTTTTTGTTGATATTAAAGGTATTGAATCTCTAGATTATATGAGATTACATAAAAAGTATGGCTGGCAGGATGAACCCAGTTGGAAACTAGATGCTATTGGAGAAAAATATGTTGGTATAAAAAAGATTGAATATGATGGTAATCTAAATGATTTATATAGAGATGATATTCAAAAGTTTGTTGATTATAACTTTCGTGATGTTGAAATATTAGTAGAACTAGATAAAAAATTAGAATACTTAGCATTAACAAGAAATATATCACACAAAGGAAAACATAATTATAGTGAAGTATATGCTAATACAACTACGCAAGATGGAGCTATATCAGCTTACTTATTAGGTCAAGGGATTGTTCCTCCAAACAGAGAAATGCACCCACAAAAGAAAGATGGTTATGCTGGTGGTTGGTTATTTTGCCCTCAAGCCGGTTTGTATGAAAATATGTTTGATTTAGATTTAACTTCCCTATACCCAGCTATTATTAGAACTATTAATATTGGAAGAGAAACTTATGTAGGAAGAATTAAAGATGCTGATGATAGAAATAATCGTTTAGGATTAAATGATTTAAATAAAATGGATCAAAAATCAACTGTTATATTTGAAACTCCTAAAATGTTACAAGAAAGATGGGAAGTAGGAAAAATAGTTAAAGCAATTGAAAAAGGGAAGTATAGAGTTGCTGCTAATGGATCATTTTTCTCAAGTAATAAAAAATCTACTTTATCTGTTATTCTAGAAAAGTGGTTTAATGAAAGAGTTGAGTATAAAAATTTAATGAAAAAAGCATATAAAGCTAAAGATGCTGAAAAGGGTAAGTATTATTACTTAATGCAGTATACAATGAAAATTTTACTTAATAGTTTATATGGTGCTACAGCAGTACCTAGTTTTAGATATGGAATGAATTATTCTATATTAAGTGAAGCAATTACATTATCAGGACACAGAATTATCCAAGAAAGTGCTTTATGTGCTAATAAGTACTATAGTAAAATTATGGAAGGAGAAATATCAAAAGATGAATTTATATCAAAACTAAAAATATGACATTAAAAAAACAATCAATCCGATCCAATCAAACCATTTATGTTGATGATAATAAATTTCCCTCAACCAAAGAAGAATTAATAACTTTAAGTGAGGAATGGAATGAAACCCAAGAAAAATTTTTTAAAAAAATGCTTAAACAAGGAGGTAAGTTTAAAGTAAATGGAAAACGATTTAAAGTAGAAGTCGCTGAAAGAAATGATTTAGATTCAAATAGACAAGCACCCGTAACAGTACCACCTATACCAGGAGAAAGAACATTTTAGAATGAATATAAAGATATCAAATGGGGAATTATTAGATAGGATTTCAATTCTTGAACTAAAAAAGTTAAGAATGAAAGACGCAGCAAATTTAGCTGTGGTGGAACAAGAATTTTTAGAATTAAACCCTAAATGTATACGTTTATTTACTAAAAACGATTCAACTTTACAGGTATTATATTTAGAATTAGCTAGAATAAATGGTAAGTTATGGAATCTAGAAAATAAAGTAAGAGGAGGGGATCTTACAGATAAGGAATTTATAATGTCATCAAGAAACATTTTTAAATTAAATGGACATAGAAGCAAGATTAAAAATGATATTAATTTAATAACAGGGAGCGAAGGCTTTGAAGCAAAAGAATATGATACCTAAGAAAATATTTCAAACATTTGAACATATTGAGTTTTCTCCCCAGTTTCAAAAATTAATTGATGACTGGAAGATAGAAAATCCTGAATATGAGTACCAAATATATGATAAAACACAAAGAGAAGAATTTATTAAAATAAACTTCTCTAAGGAAATTTTTGATGCTTACCAAAGAATAAAACCAGGAGCCTTTAAATCTGATTTATGGAGATATTGTATATTACATAAGTATGGAGGGTTTTATATGGATATTGATACAGTATGTTTAGGAAGTCTAAATATGTTTATAAGTGAAGATATTAACTTTGTAGCTGCTATAGATTTAAATTTAGGCGATTTAGAATACCATAGTGTAGCCAACGCATTTATCGGTTGTACACCGGAACATCCGGTTATTGACGCATGTATTCAAAGGGTTATATCCATTGTCGATAAAGAAGCATTACCTTATAATATAATGAATTTTTGTGGACCTGGTTGTTTAGGAATAGTAATTAATAACCATCTAGGAAGAAGCGAAAAAGCTCCAATGTTAGGATTTCACGGTAATCATAACGGGATTCAACTAATACATTTTGAACAATATACAGAATACATTAGAAACTTAGATGGTAAAAAAATATTACAAAATAAAAACAGCCACCAACAAATAAAAGAACTATATGATCTTGAGTGTAGTAAAGTAGAAAATTATTTTGATTGGGGAAAATTTGGGTTTAAAAATGTTCAATTTGAAGATATAGTTAATGACTCACCATTTAAAGTTGATGATGAAGTTCATGGGTTAAGATATTTTCATAAAGGAGAACCAGCTTATTTTTATTTATACAAAAATGATAAAATTTCAGATTGTATAAAAAGAGGATTTAAATGGGAAGAACACCAACATGAAGTTATAGACAGATATCTTAACCAAGATTCAGTTGCTATTGAAGTTGGATCACATATTGGTACTATAACCACTAAACTTTCTAAAACAGTAAAACAAGTATATGCTTTTGAACCTTTAAAAGAAAATTTCAACATGCTTAAAAGGAATTTATTATTAAATTCTTGCCAAAATGTTAAAACTATTCAAAATAAAATAAACTATAGTAACACAATTGATTCTTATGAATTTGGTAAAGTAGATTTTATTAAAATTGATGCATCAGGTTTTGAAGATTATATTTTAAAAGGAGCTAAAAAAACCATAGAACAAAACATGCCTTTAATTATAGTTGATATTAAGGCAATGGATACGCTAGCAAGTAAGGAAATATTACTTGACCTTGGGTATAAAATTCAACTTGAATATTTCAATGATTATTTATTTATCCCACCATCCTTACAAGGTGATGAATTTGGGTACATGACACAATTATTTCCAAATGATAATTTAGTTAACATTAAAATCCCTGAACATAAAAATATGCGTACCTTTAGGGATAGGCACCTATCAGAACCTATATTTAGAAAAATTCATACTTACTTACTTAATAAAGGGTTAATTAAAAATAATATAATTGATGGGGGTTCTTGGTTAGGGGATAATAGTATACCATGGGCCTTAATGTTTCCTGAAAGTATAATATATTCCATTGACCCTAGTAAAGATAATTTATATTTTCAACATTTAGTAGCAGATTTTAATGAAATAAATAATTTAATATCATTTAATACTGTACTATCAGATAATTCTGACCCCGTTTATACAAACTCTGATGATTTTCATATGACATTTAATAAACAAGAAGGGAAATCGGAATTTAAGTGTTGTACTCTAGATGAACTTTATAGTAATGGAAAAATTCATAATATAGGATATATTCATTTAGATGTAGAGGGGTTCGAACATAATGTAATAAAAGGGGCAATTAATTTGATATCCAACTCAAAACCTATTATCTCATTCGAACAACATATAAAATCAGATGATTATTTAGCATTAAGCAATTTAATAAAAAAATATGGTTATGAAGTATATCAAATAAACGAAATATTACATGGTAATAATTTAGATTGTAGGAATTTTATAGCATTTCCTAAAGATCTAAATATTGATGTAAAGAGTATAGAAAAGAGTATTAAATTTGATAAATTATTCTCACAAATATAATTTGGAAACCCCAAATATATTACGTATATTTAAGTATGAAGCAGCTACAAGAAACACCAGAATTTATTTGTGAACCAGGCAAGATTAATTATTGTGCCTATGTTGATACCGATTCAAATTATATTGATGCTGCCCCATTATTAAAATTTTTATGGAATGATTATAATGAAATGGATGATTCAGTTAAAGACAATAACGCTGAACAAGTAGCATTTCAATTTGAACATGAAATCAATAATTATTATACTTCATTAGCAGAGGATGTTTTTAATGTACCCAAAAATGAGGAACATTTTTTAGAAATGAAAACCGAATGTGTTATTAGATCAGCTTATTTTAGGGCGAATAGAAGGTATGCACAATGGATTACTAAACAAGAAGGTATTGAAAAAGATATTTTAGATGTAAAAGGATTAGAGTTTAAAAAAGCTAACTTCCCACCAGTATTAGGAGCATTTTTTAGTGATTTATTAACACAAGTATTAAAAGGTGCTAAACGAGAAGATATTTTAGCCCAAATTAAAGTAATGAAGAAAAAAATATTGGGGGGTGATATACCAATTGTAAATTTAGGTAACCCAACATCAGTAAAAAAATATGATGATTATATAGGTCTTAGAGCTAGAGCAGGGGAAATGTTTAGTGGAATAAAAAAAGGAGCACCAGCTGCAGTAAAAGCTGCTATACGTTATAATGATTTACTTAGATTTTGGAAATTAGATAAAAGTTATAACATTATAACTAAATCTGATAAAGTTAAGTGGATTTATCTAAAAGATAACCCATATAAAATAGAAGCGTTAGCATTTTTAGACTATGATATGCCTGATAAAATAATAGATTTTTTAGAAATGTTTGCAGATAGAAAAAACGTATTTGAATCAATATTACTAAATAAATTAGAAGGATTTTTTAATGATTTACAATGGAGGCTAGATTTAAACCCATACAACACAGCATTTGAAACAATAGAAATATAAATTATGATAAGTAAAAATAAGTTACAATCATTCATCTCGAAATATTATTTAGGTGAATTCAATCAAGCAAAATGGAAAATAAAAGATAATAATTTATCAGTTCATGTAGGTGGTCCAGGATTAGCAGCAGGAGTTTACATTAAAGATTTTCCAATTAAAGAAGCAGAATTAGGTGTATTTGATAGTAATAAACTTCAAAAACTAATAAGTATAACCAGTGGTGATTTATTATTATCAACTGAATCGCAAGGTGCATTATCTAGAAAATTAAATATTAGTGATGCTAACTTTGAATTGAGTTATTCATTAGCATCACCAAGTATTATTCCAAAAATCAGTTTTTATAAGGATTTAGATTGGGATATGGAATTAGATTTAAGTAGAGATGATATTGATAATTTATTAAAAGCTAAAAACGCATTATCAGAATATAATTCTTTAGTAATAGAGGGTATTAAAAATTTAGATGGTAAAACTGTATGTCAATTTACATTTGGAGATAATACAGATTTTTCAAGTAAAGTTACATACCAAATTGATGGTGAAGTAAGTGATGAATTTTTAATGTTAGAAATACCTTTTGATTCACACAAATTAAAAGAGATATTAAATGTAAATAAAGATAGTGATTCAACTAAATTTTATTTATCATCTAAAGGCTTAGGAAAATTTACATTTGACAATGAAGATATGTCATGTGTCTACTATATAACAAGAAACGAACAAGTAAATTAAATATTATGTATAAAGATTCAGATCCAAATGGTGAGTGGGGAACGATTCACACGGACAATTTTAAATTAAACCCAAACCACAAAAATAGAATATTCATCATAGATGATTTCTATACTAACCCAGAAAAATTAAGAGAATATGCTATAAACCAATGGTTCTTTGATGATGAAGGATTTGAGGGATTAAGAACTAGAAAACAATTTTTCTTTGAGGGAGTAAAAGAAAAGTTTGAAAGCGCTATTGGCCAAAAAATTACTGTATGGGAAGAGCATGGTATGAATGCTAGATTTCAAAGTCATAAAGCTGATTTTAGACCAGTTTATCATTGTGATAGTCAAACTTGGGCCGCAGCTTGGTATGGTAATATAGATGCACCTTATGAAGCAGGTACTTCATTTTATGCACATAAAGAAACAGGATTAAGAGGTGGTGAAGATAATGTTGGTAAAGCATTTGCTGGAGACACATGGGTTGATCCAACACCATATGTTAAAATTGATACAGCAGCCAACATATTTAATAGATTAGTAATATGGGATGCTAAATTAATTCATGCTGCACCTACTTACTTTGGTCATGATATAGATACAGCAAGATTAACACAAGTATTTTTCTTTGACACAGAGAAATAATTTTATATACGTATAACCGAACATAAGATGTAGCTAGGGCACGTGTTATGTTTAAAAATAAATTAATCGAGAGCTTCGGCCTCACAAAACCAAATGATATGAGTACATTACAATTATTGGAAAGGCACTTAAGTCCTTTCGACATTCTTTTTAAGAATCACTTCAATGCTGA